AGGAGATTCGCTACATGGCTAACGCAACCACTTACCTGGCTTCCCCAACATTTGGCATCGGTGTCAACCTTGCCGGAATCAAAGACCTGACCGATCAGTGCAAGTCTGTGGTCATTACCAAGTCGCGTGAAGCGCTTGATTCCACTTCGTTTGGCAACACGGGCCGCCAATTCGTTGGTGGTTTGACCAACGTGACCGTGACCGCGACACTGCTCATGGAGTACTCGGCAACGCCCGGCACGTACGTTGACCTCACTGCACTTGTCGGCACCAACGTGTACGTCGCAGTAAAGCCAACCTCGGGTGCAATCTCGGCAACCAACCCAGAGTTCCAAATCACTGGCGGATACCTCGAGTCGCTCGATCTGGTCAACGGCTCGGTCGGTGAACTGTCCGAAGTGGAAATCACCATCACTGGCGGCGTGCTCGTAGAGGACACCACAGCGTGAAACTAACCATCAAGGTGTCGTTTAAGACACCAGCAGCGGAATTGGTTACAGAGCAAGTCACAACGACAATCGCAACGGCTGCTGCGTGGGAACGCAAGTTCAAGCGCCGCGCCAGCGATCTGCAAGCCGGTATCGGTATCGATGACATTATGTACATGGCGTGGCATCAGCTGAACGTCAATAAGCGTGAAGGTCGTGATTACGACACTTGGCTGCAATCCGTTGAGGATTTTGAGGTAGTGGAGACTGCCCAAGCAAACCCTACGGAAGCCACAGCATCCGCCGCCAGTTAGCAGAGCTGCTGTTGGCAACCGGATGGTGGCCACCCGACGTCGAGTTTGACTCTGAGGATTTGGCTACCGTGTTACTGCTGGCGAGAAAGCAACAAAACCGTGGCTGAAACATCCGTAACCGTTGTTGGCGTGAAAGAGACGCTGCGCGAGTTGCAACGCATGGAGCCTGAGCTCGCCAAAGAAATCAAGAAAGATTTCAAGACGATTGTGGATCCGATTGTCAAGGATGCTCGAGGCAAGGTCGTGAATCTGCCGTTGTCGGGCATGTCACGTAATTGGAAGGGCGGACGTTTAATGCCCTGGGCACAAAGCGCTGTCAGCAAGAGCATCATTGCGCGTTTTAGCAATCGCAAGCGTGGCAACAGCCTTGCGGTGTTCAGTGTGACGATGAAAAGCCCGGCAGGCACGATATTTGACATGGCTGGTCGAGGTGCACCGAACCGCCTGGCATCGGCGCTATCAAGTCTGTATGGCGCTCCGTCGCGTCTGATGTGGCCTTCGTATGAGCGTCACGCTGATCAGGTCAATAAGAACCTTGAGGATGTCGTTGAGAAAATCAACAACGCTACGACGAATAGACTGACTCGCTAATGGCTGTAACAATCCCAATCATTAGCGAGTTTGACGGCAAGGGCATTAGTAAGGCCGTTGCCGAGTTCAAGAATCTTGAGGGCGCTGGCGCTAAAGCCCAGTTCGCTCTTAAGAAGGCTGCCCTACCGGCAACTGCTGCGATTGGTGGCTTGGCTGTCGTTATTGGTGACGCAACCAAGGCAGCGATCGAGGATGCTAAAGCACAGGCGCTGCTCGCCCAGGCGATTACCAATAACACTCTGGCTGGGGAAGCCAACGTCAAGGTCGCTGAGGCGTTTATTGAAAAGACAATGATGCAGGCCGCGGTGGCTGACGATGAGCTACGCCCGGCGCTGGCATCGCTAGTCCAGGTGACCGGCGAGATGACCTTAGCACAGGACGGCTTGACGCTGGCGCTCGATATCGCAGCCGCCACGGGCGTTGATCTAGGCACAGCCACGGATGCCATTGCCAAGGCTTACGGAGGCAATACGAAGGCCCTAGGCACGTTGCTGCCGTCAGTACGCAGCCTTATCAAAGAAGGCGCGTCACTGGATGAGGTATTTGCTGCGGTGGCTGGCACGGTCGGTGGATCGGCAGCCGTAGCAGCTAACAGCGCCGAAGGTCAGATGAAACGGCTATCGCTCACCATTGGCGAAACCAAGGAATCAATCGGCGCAGCGTTCCTGCCCATCCTTGAGCGCCTACTGCCGGTACTGCAGAAGTTCGCTGTGTACGTACAAAACAACACCGACAAAGTGCTTGCGGTCATGGCAGTCGTTGGCTCGCTGGCAGGTGCAATCCTTGCCCTGAACGCGGTCATGAAGGTCATTACGGTCACGCAGCTGGCGTTGAACCTTGCGATGGCTGCCAACCCAATCGGCCTGGTTGTAACAGCTGTAGCGCTACTCGTCGCAGGCTTTGGCGTGCTGGTTGCCAAGACCGGCAGCGTCACTAATGCGTTTAAGACAATGGGCAATTTCATCATTGGCATATTCGAGAGCATTGCCAACAATTACGTCAGCATGATCAACCTTGTTATCCGTGGACTCAATCTGTTGCCCGGTGTCAATATCGGTGAACTAGGCGAGGTCAATTTGCCACGGTTCAGCATGGGTGGTGGCAGCAGCACGACCAGCGGTGCCCCGGTAACGGCTGGTCCTGATCGAGTAGAGCGCATGATTCAAGTGCCAAGCATCCCAGCAATGGCTGGCGTGTCATTGCCTGCCCCGACCGGCGGTGGAGGTAACGGTGGTGGCGGTGGCGGTGCAAATGGTGGCGGCCTTGGTATGGGTGGAGGCGGTATGGCTGTCGCTGTAGAAAGCACACAGGGCCTATTCGGCCTTAACGCAGGCATCACCAACGAAAGCCTTGCTGGATTCTTGGGCAACGCAGCCAACCGACCAATCAACATCACCGTGAATGCAGCCGTGGCTGAGGCAACGCTCGGGGACAAAATCGTGGAAGCCTTGACCGATTACAACCGGCGCTCGGGGCCGCTTGACCTGCAGATTGCGATCTAATGGCTACGTCAGTCGTTCAATCAGGTGACTACCTGCTCGAGCTGGATACAGGCTTTCAGGTTGACGCGTTTACGTTAAACGACGCGACTAAAGGCGTGCTTAATAACACGCAGTATGTCCTTGACGGTACTACGCAATTTGCAGACATCACCGAGTTCACCACGCTTATTAGTTACAACCGTGGCAGGCGTAAATCGGACTACCAATTCGGTGCAGGCACGATGCAGTTTGTGATGCGTGACGAGACAGGCATCCTCGGGCCGTACGACACTAGTAGCCCCTATTACGATCCAGCCAACAGCCAACCAGGCTTAGCGCCGCTACGAAAAGTGCGTTTATCGCGTGAAGGCGAATATATGTTCGTTGGCCACGTGCTGAGCTATTCGTACGAGTTTGCCCAAGCTGGGCCGAACACTGTGGCGGTCGAGTGCGCTGATGACTTCTACTTGCTGGCACAAACGCAATTGGATGCGTTCAACCCGAGTGCGGAAACCTCGGGCGAACGCATAGCCACCGTACTGGCATTGCCGGAGGTGGACTACCAGGGCACTACGTCATTGGACAACGGCACTGTGAATCTGGGCCATGACAGCGCATACACGGTGACAGCCGGTACGAACACGCTTGCTTATTTGCAGCAGATTAATCAGGCTGAGCAGGGCAGGCTGTTTATGAGCCGGGCAGGCGTGTTGACGTTTGAGCCACGTATCGGGGCCACGCTCAGCGCCCCAATTATCAGTTTTAAGGATGATGGCACTGGTGCCAAGTATCAGAACCTCGAGGTGGAGTTTGATGCCGACAACGTAATAAATCGCGCATACGTTCAAGCGCTCGATGGCAAGACTGCTACCGATAGCGACCCGGCCAGCATCGCCACGTACTTCACGCAAAGCAAATCAATCACCAACAGCCTGCTGCACATTCAAGGCGAGGTCGATGACCTAGCTGCCTATCTGCTTGAGCCCGACCCCCAGCCCCGGTACACCAGCGTCACCACCTGGTTTGGATCGCTTACCAGCACGCAACGCGATGACGTTGCCACCATCGACATTGGTGACACCATCAGCATTGAAAAGACCATTCCAGGCCTTGGTACGCAGCTTGGCGAGGAACTGGCCATCGAGGGCATTAATGGCGTTATTGACGTAAACCGAGGCCATACAGTCACGTTCTACACCAGCCCAACCACAATTGTGTACCAGCTGATTTTGGATGATGCGGTGTACGGTCAACTAGACGCGCTGAACGTATTAGGATGATGAAACCATGACCACGCCATTCCCATTCGTATCCGGGGCAGTGCTCACAGCGCAGCAACTTAACGACATTACGAACCTGCCAATCAACGATCAGACGGCTAGTTACATTTTGGTCGCTGGTGACGCTGGCAAGCGCGTCATTATGAACAATGCAGGCGCAACGACGATCACTGTCAATAACTCAGTGTTCACGACTGGTGACACAATTTTTATTGCAAACAAAGGCGCTGGCACATCAACCATTACGGCTGGTGCTGGCGTAACTATTAACACTTCTGGCTCACTTGCTTTGGCGCAATACGGAGGCGGCACTCTTGTAGCTCTGTCGGCGTCAACTTTCGCTTTTTTTCCTAGCGGCGGTTTAGGGTACGGAACTGCCACAGGCGGATCATCGAGCAGCATTACTGTCGGCGGTGTCAATTACACTTTGTTGACGTTCACAACCTCCGGCACATTGACTGTTACCAAATCTGGTCTGTTTGACTGTCTAGTGGTCGGGGCTGGCGCATCTGGCGGAATACGTTCAGCAGATCGAGCAGCTGGTGGCGGTGGTGGGGGACAAGTCCTGCAACAAACGATTTACTTAGATGCCAATGCGACTGTCACTATTGGCGCAAAAGGTGTAGGAGTCACCGTCAATCAAACCAACGGTAATCGCGGCACCTATTCAGCAGTAGCACAGTTATCGTCTGGCGGTGGCGGTGGTGGCAAAGCTCAAGGGGGAGTCGACAATGCTGCCGGTTCGGGTGGTGGTGGTGTAGGTACAACCACGGCAGAAGGTGGAGCATTAGCAGGCTCTCTGGTCGGAGCCAATAATGGAGGCAACGGTGGAGCAGGCACAACTGCGGGCGGCGGTGGCGGCGGTTCAACCCAGGTGGGCCAAGCGAACGTCAGCACAACTGGAGGCGCAGGCGGAACGGGAACCGATGTATCAACATTCATTGGTGGATCGGCTCTTTATCATGGCGCAGGCGGAGGCGGTGCATCCATCGGAGGAACTGGCGGAACTGCTGGGAACTCAACCGGTGGAAATGGTGGGAGTTCTGGTGCCGGCAGTTCAGCGACCGCAACAAATTACGGTTGCGGTGGTGGTGGTGGAGTAACTACCACATCGGGAGCTGGAGCTGATGGTGTCGTTTATGTGAGGTTTCGCGTATGAGTAAAAATTATTGTGCTTTAGTTGCCAATGGCATTGTCACCGAAATCATCGTGTCCGAGTATTCGTGGGCAACGACCAACCTTGAAGGTGACTGGCATGATTTGGGCGGCGAACCGCTGACCGTTGGTGTGTATTGGACGTATGATCCAAACACAAATACATTCAGTCCACCCATGGCAGAGGAGGCTTGATGAAGTGGGCACCGATCCTC